GATACCGCCGCCCGGTTCGAGGAAAATATATGGCCCGTTGGTGACGGACCCGATCCTGTTCATGATTTCTTTGTTCGTTGGGGATGGTCTCCCAAGTTGGTTTGGAAACCATTGCTTGGAGATACCTACATTCGTTTCGTCGGATACGAGGCTTTGCTGTGTGACAGCGAAGTCGTGTACGATGGCGGCAGTATTGTGATGACACCGGAGACCAACCGTTTCTTGACTACCAAGTCTTGGACGACTACGTGTGTCACTCCACAGGAGTTAAAGACGTGCATTCGGATATTTGCGGCAACCCTGGCAGTGGGGTTTAAGCATGTTGAGCCGATGCACGCTTTTCTGCAGGCCATGTACGACGACAACGCAGATGGCATCGACGTCGCCGCTGAGAAAGTTCGCGAGTACGTCCTTGCGACCACAGGCCATTTGCCCGACGCGGGCATGAACGTGAGTCGCACAGTTGTTATGCCAGGGTTTGAATGCGGAGACCCGGTCAAGTGGAAGCGTCTGTTGAGCGTGAGCGCAGGCAAATTCACTGATGCGGAGTGGGCGACCATGTGTCATATAGGCACCGTCAATGTGCACGGCGCCGATTTGGCAACCAGCGTGCCCGCCACGTGGCGGGAGTAGCCTAATACATGTTTCATCCCGGCCGCTGTCGGGTTTTAATTTGAAGCTATAATGCACTACGTGACGCCTTCGGGTGAATAAGCGCCTCTTGGCGTGAAGTACCCATAGTTATGACACAGGGCTATGGGGTCGTACACTAACCGTCAGTTTTCACGGACTAGTCGGGCAAACAATGGAGTGCTGCTAAGTGTACGATAAGTTGGTCCAGGTGGCTATGATCCATGCGCCTGGTAGGGGACGCGGGGGGGGTGCAGCCAGCACTCCCCTTGGCCGGGACTGGTCTCCAATCCCACCCTTATGCCTGAGTAGCCGGGGCTAGTCCGGTGAACAGCCTGGGGCCGTCGGGAGACGGTAACGGTGAGGGCACTTCTGCTACCCGCCTGCAGCGGTTATTGTTGAGGGGCAACAATGTAAAGTGGATGAAATCTGGGTTTTGAGACGCCATTTTGGCGCGACCCAGAGGCGTGTGTGAGGGTCCCGAAGCGGACGACCTGCGAGTGTAGAGCAAGCCTTATCTATGCATATGTGGGTGCGGTCCGCGGATGTTCCGTTCGACTGGCACGGTCGGGTGGTTAATAAACCAATACTATAGCGGTTTTGGCACACGCACAAGATGGTACATCGGTCGCTGATTACGGCGCGACATCCTGCAGTTTTTGGGGACGGCCCCCTAGCTTATAGCTTCCTAATAGCAATCC